TAAAAAAAAGCTTAAGAAGAAGCTTCTTAAAGCCTTTTGGTTTAACAGCTGTATTTATAATAGTCGTTTTATAAAGGCACTTACCTTGCTGACGACCCATCATGACAATCGTGTCCTTGTTGTTTCGGAAGGACATGACTGCGCGCTCCTGATAAGGGTACAAGTCAAATGGGATTGCACCTCGGGTAGGGTGCATTACCTTCATGTAGCTGCGCATGAAGTAGATTGGATCCTCAGCGCATTTCTTAAGCTCCATCACCTGCTCAGTCGTATACTCTTGAGACAGGTTGGGCTTTTTGATCATTTCACTTTTCATACAGCACGTCCTCGGCCGTTGTCACCAAGTCGGCCATTGCAGGTGGATCTTTCTCAAAAATTTGAAGCACTAAGCCGAATCGGCTTGATGCCATTGCTGGGATTAACCTGTAGAACAGCTCGCTGTCCGTAGGGATGTCATTCAACACACCAAGAGAGATAGTCATCCCATGCAAAGCTTTGGGTGATGTTGAGCGAAACAACACACGATTATTGTTGAACAGGTCAATCTCGGTCTTTGTGCGACGATGATACATGCCATGATTCTCCTCGGAGAATCGGAACTCTGCATCAACTTGGTCGAGTATGTTCATGACCATTCGATATATCGTATCTTGCTTATGCATGAGATCGATATTTGCAATAGTTCGATCATGGTGCTTCAATGCATACCACGCAATAAACACTGTGATTGCCGACGTCAAACCTACACAGCGGTGATGTTTCGCTACTGATCGAATCTTTGATGGCCCTTCGCTGAGAAGCAGGTCAAACAAAGCAAGCTGAAACTGTGTCGGCTCGCCCACATACTTGCGAAATACATTGGCAGGATGTTCAATCAGCTTGTTGAAGCGATAATCGAGAGCTTCATTCTTAGTAGTCATATGTGATCCTATAATATATGAGGTGTTAGCTCAGGTTGTCGATTTTGTACTTAGCCGAGTAAACATCGGTCAGCACTTCATCATGCATGTTTACCAGATATGTGTCTTCACCGTCAAACAACACACGTGCTGGGCCCTCAAGCCAAGCTGCTAAGTCAACTACAAATTGCTTAGCGTCCTGATCGTTTAGCTGAACATTGCATTCAACTTGCTCAAAGTTGATCAGCCCATGCTTACCTTGATATGCTTCCGCAAATGAATCAGCATAGTTGACTAGCTGGTCGTATAGATCATTTAGTGCTACATGTGCCGCATAAGAATCAGTATGCAAATGGAGCTTATGTGCAATATCCCGAGCCTTAAACAACCCCGTGATGAGGCAAGCAACAGGTGTAACTTCATCCGTGGTTGAATCATATTCAATGCTCACAAACTCTTTGAAGGTCATTGCCTCCTTCAGCTTCAAACCCTTGCGCACGATACCGTTGACATATGCCCAAAAGTGAGCATCCTCTTTGTCAAACTTACTCTTGGCAATCTCTTTAGCTTTGGCCCAAAGGTCCTCAACGTGCTCTAATGAGCAACCTGCCTCTTTGGCATACTTCTTCATCAATGGTGTTGGCATGGCTTATCCTTTGCGCACAATTTCAAATTGATCGGCTTGGCCGATGTTACGTACTTCAGCAGCCTCATATCCCGGAAGCTTGAACTTCTTCAACATCCGTGCATACAACGATGTCCGATTCTCATCGGACTTTGCGGAGGTAAAGATGATCTTCTCTGGTGCATAGCGTTCAGCAAACTCACGCATTGCGGCAAGCACAAATGAGAAGACCTTAAACTCCTCACCGCTGTCAGTCTTTGCATATTTTTGACCAAGCTTGATGACCTTTGTCTTTAATGTCGGACGTTCGCTGAAGTCAACCTCCCAAGTACCTGGCTCGACACTTTCATAAGACTCAGCCGTAAACACAATCATCCGATCACCAATCTCTGCACGGGCAGAGAACACATCGGTCGATATCTTGATCACCTCATAGTCCACCTTAGTGTCTAAGGCCTCCTCAAGACTAAGGGACTTATCAGTCGCTGTCACAATCTGCTTGCGCAACTTCTGCACATAGCCGTTGTTACGCAATGCTTTGAACACTTGGTTCTCAAGGCTAAACTCACCGCCGGTTGCTAAACCCGCAGCACGCATCTTTGACAGCTTATCATTCAGCTCTTTAAGTGTATCCTCATCATCAGCATGTGTCTTAATAGCTTGATCAATCTCATGGGCCAGCTGATCAGCTTTAACACGAATCATGTCAGCTGTATAAGCGGCTGCAGCACGCTTGTCATCCGGCTTTGGCTCTTGAAGCCATGCATTATTCAACAATGAGTATGCTGCAGCCGAACCGACAAGGTCTTCCTTATTGTCACAGACATATACCTCAACATCATGGCCGTACACCGTCACATCATGGCTGAGGTTCCACAAGGACTTTTTAGCTTGCATGCAACCTTCAACATCAAGTCGGCAATCATCACATTTGAGGTTATCAAGGTCTACCTCAAGGTGGATGTCTATGTCAGATAGGTTTGTCCAGTTAAAGTTTGCATTGCTGCCAGTAAGTATAATGTCGGTGATGTATTGTTGGTCAACACCCAACGTCTTGGCAAATGTTGCTGCGATGCGCTTTAGCGCATCAGCAACATCAGCTTTTAATACGTAGGTACCATCAACCTGCTCCCATAGCTTAGGGTTGAGGGTATCATGATATGCAAGCTTGGGATCAAGCTCGAGTAATTGTTGCAATAGCTTCATTGTAGGCCTTTTACAGACACATAGCTTTTGATTTGGGTTATAATACAAATGCTCATAAATCTTCGTAATGTAGCCGAATAATTACTTGAGTCTACCCATTAAATCTTCTCTGGAGAAGTCTCTTGGTCAAGCTGCTGCGCTAACGGCTTCTCGAAGTCTTGCTTGAACAATGATTTAAGCAGCTCGTTGCGATCGGCAACAATCAAGTTGTTATTGACAGTGCTATGTGAATCCTTCATGCTCTGTGCCAACCGAATCTTCTGACGGTCATATTTAGCCTTTGCCCTAGAGTTAGTAGCACTTAGGGCAATGTTTAGATATTGAGCTGCAACCTCAGAATTTCGAGCGGAAAACTTTGGGTCAACCTGCTGAGCCATCCCTTGCTGTTGATAAAAGGCTTGCATTGCGGCGCTGTGAATTGTCTCCAGCTGACCATCAATCTTTAAGTCCTCAATTCGTTCTTCACGACGAAGCTGCTCGGATGATGCATCAATAGGACGTTTGATCACCTCACCTGTTTCCGGGTCAATCATCTCGGTAGATGAGTTCAGCTGAACAAAGTCTTGTAGTGCTGGCGTTGAGCCTGGCTCAATATCAAACAATGCCTCTAACGGCGAAGAAGCAGAATTATCATTTACGTCAATCATTTTGCATCCTTTGCTTTAAAGCCATTGGTGAAGGTTAGCGTGCTGGTGATCTCAAACAGCTTCATTTTCTACCCTTCTTAAACATGTCTTCCTCTGTCACGACACGAAACTTAATGCCGTGAGAGTTACACAGTGCAACAGCAGCTGCCCATTTTGCATGATTGATCACGAGCTGAACCTTGTCATAAGTGGAGGTCCGCTTCCCCGGTACCGATTGCTTTTTCGGTTTAATCTCGATGACCTCAGTAATTAAGTTACCTTGGTTATCCTTGTACTTGATGATGAAGTCAGGAATGTAATTACACACCTTTTGCTTGATCGGATGCCAGTATTGAACCTTGAACTCTTCAGAACCCCATTGAATGACATTCGGATTTGTGTCACAAAACTGCATGAACCGGAGCTCCCATGAGCTCAGAAACCGAATCTTCCTAGGGTCACCTAGGTACTTCTCAGGATGTTTGGGAGTGTATAACCCTTTGGCCATATGCAAATACCTCTAGCTATGCTTATAGCAGGTATTTACAATGACTTAAGATTGTGGTAGAATCTTACCGATCAGGTAATATCTACATAGATTTTGCTTGCACTAGGTGCAGGTATGCTTGCTTGTTCAGCTGGGAATGTCAGGTTTGACCCGTTCATGATTGAGTTATAAGTCTCAGACACATTACGAGATACAGTGTCATACGCCGATGACACTATATTCTTTGTGGATGCAACAATGTTACCAAGGTTTGACCCAGGAACTAGGTCCTTTAATGTATCAGGAATCTTGTTGAGTGCAGCGGTTGCCGTGTCATACATTGACTTAACTGCATCAACACCGGGCAATGTCATCCCGCCCGTGCCGATGCCAAGGCCGTTGGCCGATTGAGGCAATACATTTCCAGCCTCAGCGATCACCGATGCACCTGCATTAGGGATACCCGATGAACCACCGCCACGGAGCAAGTCAGTCTCACCCCATGAATGAATTGTATCATGAGTGACGGTCTCACATTCAATAGCATCATAGTGGAAGGTGCATGTCATCACATTGACGCCGTTTTCTTCCATGTTCAACTCATCAAAGTCAAAGACTTCAATGCGTGGGTTCTTGAACTTGAACCGATTTGACAGCACACCGTTTGCAAAGACCTGTTCGATCACGATCTCGCGACCGCTTGAATAGCCTTTGTTGCCAGCGTAATACTTGGTGCTTGATGCATCACCAAAGCCTTTGTCAATACCCCAGCTACCGCCACCCTGTCCTGAAACCTTCTTCATGTATTCAACGAAGAACTGATTCACACTGTTGCCGATCTCGTCATAGAAGGTTACGGTCAAAGGGCTGAATGTAGTTTGTGTGAGTACCTTAGTGCGAAAGTTATAGTAGTTAATTTCTTGGTGCACAAACTGAACTTTGGGCTTATCACAGCGCTGAACATAATAATAGAATGTTGAGTCACCAAAGCCTTTGAAGGCTACCTTGAACAGGAACTTAAACTTTGGCTGGTGAGCGATCATGTCATCGGCATAATGTACCGATGTCCAATCACCGCCTACACCTGGGATAGAGATACCACCTGCATTCGGGTCACGAAGAATAGGAGGTAGTGATGATCCAACCACATCCTTGATCACCTTGCCCATAGGGCCGGCTTGATCAATACCAAACGTATCAATAGCCTTGGACAAGGCTACAGAAGCGGCAGCGTTTTTTACATCGCCGACACCTAGCTGTCGAAGGGCTTCGTCAATTGCACTCATGGTGAGTATTTATGAAAAAGCCGTCTGACTATGAGACGGCCTCTTTTTTAACGTTGACATGATCAGTGACCGAAAATCACTGATAAATCGCACAGCCTTTTCATCCAAGTCTTTGCCAAGATGAATTTCGCGCACTACGGCATCCTTACCGCGGATGATATACTTGACCTTATGCTTTGACTTCAGCTTGTGCATGTGATACAGCTTATGAATAGCAAGGTCAGTATCACTGCCACGCTTGATATGCAAAGGGGTAAGCGAGTTTAACTCAAACTCTTTACTTGTTGTGCTGTTGTCAAACGTCAACCAAAGCTTATTGCCGTTCTCATCGGCAATTGTGGACTCTTCATGTTGAACACCGTAAAATGCGGTGTCACCGTGCTTGTGGTCATAAACTGTACCACCTTCATGCTTGAACAGCAGCTTGCAGATCTTATCCGCAAACGGCTTACTCTTATCATGATCTAACTCTAGCACTTCAAACAGTTTCACCGGTGGCCCCAGCTTGTGTCTTTTTCAACGATATCACTGATCAGTTAGCTTCATCAGAAGATCTTTTTAATTTGTTCGTCAGACAACTTTTGAATGCCGTTACCGTGATAGTCGGCAAGGAAACAGTTCTCTGTGTAGCTATAGTACACACTGATGTCAAAGCTCATGGCATGATCTTCGTCATCATTCCACTCATGCTCATCAGTATAGCCAAAACTGTCAGCAGCACGCTCATCATGCAACAGCACATTGATCCTGAAGTTATAGCCGCTACGAGAGGGTGCTAACAGTTCAACCTCAGTCTCAAAATGACCCTTGTCATGAACTTCATAACCAGAATTCTTCAGCAGCTTAACAATTGTGTCATAGTCCACCTTCTTCAGCTCAGCCTGATCAAGCTTGAAGCCGACCAGGTCAGTAGCTTTAGATTCCTTAAGCAGCTCGCTAAACTTCATATCTTATCCTAAAGACAAATGGGGTCCTGTCGGACCCCATTTACGGTGTTACTGCAGCAAACCGCCGAGTGCCGAGCCGGTTACGGCCGGAATCAGCAGCTGTCGTACATGGTCGAAACGAACTGTTAGGGTGATAGTAACTTTTTCACCGGTTGAGTAGTCAAGGTCGGTCCAATCAACTGCTTGCAAGAAGCAGCCTTCATACTTCCAACCTTCAACAACGGTTTCGTTACCGTCAAGCATTTCAAGTGTCATACCGAACTTGTAGCCGAATGCTGTAGCTTCAGTGTTCAGCCATGGGCCGGTTGCACCGATCAAGCGTTGTTGACGCTCAAGCTGAGTTTGAATTGCGTTCGTTGCCTTGTTGGTTACGTCATCTTCAACCGTCATCTGACACGCTTCGAAGGTATGTTTGCCACCAACGTATGCACGTGAGTTGTAACGGTCAAGCTGAATTTCTTCGAAGCTCAGGCTTGGACGAGTGACGGTGATTACCTGCATTGACAGGTCATTTGGTACACCGGCACTGGCACCAAGGTTACCACCAAGACCGGTGAACAGAACACGCCAACGGTTCTTATGCTTTGGGTGCAGGATACCGTTGCCAACGCCAGCGATACCAGCTTGTGAAAGTGTAGCCATTGTAATAATCTCCTTAGCTAGAGAGCATATGCCTCATAGAGTACTCATGTTGCTATTTATAAAACACATCAGGTTAGAGGCACAATAATTGCTCAAGGCTTAAGACTTTGTATGTGAACCAGTGTTACGACATGGTTCGGTTGCTGGGTTGAAATACTTGCCGAAGAGGTTTTTCTTAACTGCATCATTGTTTGTTTGTGTTGGATCGGGTGCATCCATACCGCTGCCACCGCTACTCGGGTTTGTAGGCGCCGAGTATGGTGCATTCAACGCAGTGGTAGCCATTGTCCCATTATCAAATGGTACAAGGTTACCATTCTCATCATATTCGTTGAAACTATAGCTATCAATATCAGCATAGTTGATGGAGACACCCTTCACAACATCATTACGGAGCTCCATCGGTGGGCTAATCCAGATAGGGTAGTCAAATGTCAAGTTCCATGTCAGGATCCGACGATCAGTACCAATAGGATAATTTTCCTCATTGGAAATACCAGTTAAAGTCACCTTGGTAATCTTAGCCCAATCAAATGGTGAGTCATTAAACTGAATCTGAAGATCATAGTCAAATAGAATCAGGATTTGCTCAAGAATCTGATATGCTTGGTCAGTGTTCGATGTATAAATTGCCAGCTCCATCTGCAGGTTGTATGGAATAGGCATGACACGACGAATAGCCTTTACATCATCCGGGTATACACCGCCTTGCTCCAAGTATGTACGACGATCAACTTGGTTCACGCCGTGCATGCGATCTGGTGCAAGCTCAATGCCGGTCATGTAGCATGACATGATAGGAAGAGTATGCGGCTTGTTCTGTGTGTTTCCCGATGCAATGGCCGAAGCAACACGGTCGGTCGAACCGTACCGGATTGGAACTTCAATCTCATCAACCTCACCGCAGCCATTCTGCCCTGTGCGAACATGCAAGCCAGCAAATACGTTAGCAAATGCCATGACGGCATGCTTTAGCTGTTTGTTGTAGTAGTAATGACGAATCATGCATTATCCTTGTGAGTAACTGCAACCATGAGCAGCTTGCTAGCGCGTTGCCACCGCTTGATATCTTTCTTCTTGAGGGTTGCAAAAAAGTTACGAGTGCGCTTCAAATCATCTGGCACAAAACCGATAGCTTTTGCTGATGATGCGGTTGCAAATGCAATGACATCAGCTGGTTTTGCTTTTGGGTTCAAGCGGATAATTGATTTAACATCGGCAATCGATGACTTGATCCACGGATCATATTCAATCGGTGATGCAAGGTATTTAGCATGTGAGTAATCAGGCTCACTCTCATCAGCCGATTCAATCTGCTTTTCATGTAATACACCAAGGAAGATATGTTGAATAGCATGAGTCAGCTCATGTTGCAAAATACCGACATATTGGTCAAGCTTGAAGTTTAGCTTGACGTGCATCTTTTGATCTGGCTTGCAAAACTTATCAAGCGAGATCACAATCTGTTGTGGTGTCGGATCATAATGTGCATTAGCCGTACCCAATACCTTTGGCGAGACGAAGTACACAAACAGCTTGAGAGTCTTCTTCTCAAGGGATTCATAAAGCTCATCGACTGCCAAGTTGGCCTTAGCAGCAACACGCTCGACATAGTCACGTGGCATGTCAGCAAAGTCAATAGTGAACCGTTTTGACTTGCTGCGAGGTGAATTCTTTAAACGACCAGCTTCCTCTGAATCATTGTCATCTAGCTTTGAGATGCCATAGCGAGCCATTGCACTACGAAGCTCTTGGAACAATAGGCTATATTCACGACCTTCGTAATTTGCTTCAAGCTCATCTTTCATTGCACAAAGATACCAATAGACAGCAAACTGTGTCATTTCGGCTAGCATTTTCGGAGGGAGCTTGATCAGCCCCTCCAATAAGAATTGTTTTAAGTTTGTCTTCATGGTTTGAAGTCCGGTGTAACAGCTTGGTCTGATCCAAGAATTCGACTGATTGTGCGCTTATGAGAGTCAG